CTGGGATCACCACCCCGTTTGCCGAAAATTTTAGAACAACAGGTCTGACACTTTAGCACGTTAAAGTGTTAAACTTCACCGCGTTAAAGTGGTAACGTGTGGAAGTATGAACAAATCATGTCACAATTATTAACAAACTATGAACTATAAAAGATCAATAAAATTCTCGCATGAAATTAAAAAATATCAGTAGACAAAAAATCAAACCATGGTACTATATACATGTAACAAAGATAAAGACAACAAACACAAATAAAGAAAGTGAGGATTTAAACAATGACAATTGGCGAAAAGAGAGATATGATTACATTAGCTGAGAAATTTATTAAGAGTGGGCTACGCACGACAACACTTGAAAACGAAGAAGTAAAAAAGATGATGAAGAAAATTGCCGCTAACGCGGTATGTTTAGGACTTTACAACTTTAATAGAATTGTCATTGGTCATATTGGTGACGGTAACTTTGCATCAATTAAACCAGAATGGGAAGACGCTAGAGTTGGGATGGTAAAATGTTTAGCAATAATCAATAATGAGGGTGAAGATCTTAAAGACGTTCTATCACTTGAAGAAATTGAAGAAGCAGTGCGTTTTACTATCTTTGAAGTAGAAACAAGTGAGGATAACGATGAGTAAACCGATTAGAAAAGTTAACATTCCAGAAAACACAAGAATCAACTTCGTTGACAAGCGCACCACCATAAAGGAGACTTTATCAGATGGAACAATCAATTTTTACGACCTCGATTCTTCTCTACTCTGTGAGGGGTATTTCACAAACCAAATTAGAGGAGAGTTACAGAGAGTGGAAACAGAGAAAGTTGTCTATTATACTTTCACTTTTAACAATGGCGACAAAACGCACTATCGCAACTTTTACACGTTACGAGCTAGACTATAACTTCTATTTATTTGGTATACCGCCGTAGACCATAACACAACACACAATATAATATAATCTGATAATACTACATAACATTACACTTCAAACAAATAACATAAAAAGGAGATTTAAATTATGAAGAATTTTGAATTAGTAGCCGGAAAAGAATCATGCGTAAAGCTTGTAAAAATCAATGGTACAACCGCCCTTGCGAAAGACGCTAAACCATACGGAAAACTGCTAGGAATTGTAAAAGGAACCGATGACGAAACAGGAAAAGAAACTTATTATCTCTGCATGAAAACAGATGAAGGAATTGGAATCTATGCAACAGGCGTAAAGCGTGAAATTGATAAGATTATCGATCTGTTTGGGGATGCTGAGGCAGATGGAGAAGATTTCATCATTCAGTGCACAACAGGAATTTCAAGAAAGTCAAATCAAACTTTCTTTAAAATTGTGGTAGTGATGATTTAAATTGCAAACGGTCAACAGTGCGGTTGACAACCAAATAATGAACGGAAACTAATCAAGTTTGTTCGTTTTTTTTGCATCAATAAAGGGGACTGGAAACAGTCCCTTTTATAATTACATAATGTTAACAATTTGTTTACAAAATATCTCATATTTGTTCATATTTATATGTTAAACTGAAATAACAAAAAATGAAAGTGAGGTATTGAATATGTATTTAGAAAGCCAATTATTAGAACTTCAACACGCTATTGTATTGAGAGCATTAGACGATATCAAAACACCTGTTTTGCGACTGAAGTATTACAGAGAAGTTAAAGAATCGCTTGAATTATACGCACCACTGTATCACATGTCGGCAGATGAAATGATACAAAATGCAATCGCAAGCGGCTACATCGAGCCTTTTACAGAAAGAGAGGTAGAGGAGTATGGCAAGTAAGCAAAAAGAGCGTGTTGGCGAAGTCCAACGCGCAAAAGGTGTATTATATGAAGTATCTAACGATAAGTACACGCTACTTAAACAGCACTACACAAAACAAGAGCTTCTGTTACTTCTAAGAACTTTAGGAAAAAGAGCACAAACCAGATTAAAAACATTAAGCACATATTTCAGTGAACGCGGTAAAAAGTACACCGGACAAATCAACCCAGTATATGACAGATATAAAGGATTTGATATAAAATATCAAGGATTGTCTACGCAAGCTCTTTATAAGAAAGTTAGAACGGCAATTGACATTTTAAATGCTAAACAGTCAACTTATAGTGGATATGTAAAACTACAACACACAGCATTCAACAAGTTAAAAGAGAGTCACCCAAAACTTAAAGATTTGACATTTGATCAATGGCAAGCCATGGTGGTATACATGGGTATGTGGCAATCAGCACATGAGGGTGAGCAGTATGATAGTGAAACACTGTTAAGCAATGCTAAATGGTCATATGAGACGGGTCAATGGGGACCATTTGAGTTTGAGAAAATTGATATTGATAAGTGGTTTTTAGACGTTCAACGTGAAGGTTCATCTGGACAATGGTTAGACTTGAAAGAGGATTTTGACGACATTTAAGAGAGGTGCAAACAATGGCAAAACGAAAAGAAAAAATTTCATATTGTAAAAAGTTTCTTTGTTTTGACATTGAAACGACACACGAACACATAGCAGAAGATTGCGACATAATCTACACATGGCATTGGTCAGTAATGGATAGTGACTATAACTATAACACGTGTTCATCGTGGTCAAATTTATACGACTATTTTCATATGCAATATCAAACTTTTGCGACTCAAGGCGAAAACCGCTTAATCATATATGTACACAACTTATCATATGAAATGGAAGCTATAATTAGAAACCTTGAGGGTCACACAATGACAGGCGGTTTTATATGGACACTCACGAACCGTTATATCTTATTATAGACGATGTTTTGGAATTTAGATGTAGTTACAAACTTACTAATAAAGGTCTTGCGGCTTGCGGTAAAGACGTAGGACTTGAAAAGCTTGAAATGAACTACAAAGATATCGTAAAACCAGGGGAGAAGTTGCCCCAAGACAAGGAACGTTATACATATCGCGATGTAGAAATCATGGTGGCGAAAATCCATCAGTTGGAAGAACAGGAAGGTAAACCTTTTTACGAATTTCCATACACAAATACGGGTTTTTTACGTGATGAGCTTCGCACTATTATGAAAAAAGATGCAAAGTGGATGAAGATGTTTCGCAACACCTCACTTGACTATGATAGGTATGTAATATGTCGAAAAGCTTTCATGGGTGGTTATACACACGCTAACTATATGTACGCGGGGCAAATCATGGAAAATGTTGATAGCTACGACTTCGGGAGTGCCTATCCTTTTGCCATAGCAACAGAAAAATTTCCAGTCGCACCGCTTAAACGTTTACCAAATGCGAATATTTATGACTTAAAACGTTTACTTAACACAGACAATTACCTATTTATTTGTACAATCACAGCAAAGAACGTTCGCGCAAGAGGTACAATGACTTATCTTTCATCATCACATTGCGAAGTATCAAGTGATAGTGTTTTGGACAATGGTAGAATTTTTAAGGCAGATATGATTAAAACAACATGTACTAGCCTCGATCTTGCTATCATTTTGCGAATGTACAAGATTGATGCAATTCGAGTAGATGAATGTTACTATTGTAGAGCTGACTATTTACCATCTGGAATTGTTTGTACCATGTTAAAGTATTACAACAACAAACAAAGCTTAAAACATGTAAAAGGCGAAGAATTAAACTACGCAAAAGCAAAAAACCGCGTAAATTCCTTTTATGGTATGTTTGTTCAAGACCCTATTCACGATGTTGTTACACTTGACGGCACGAAGTGGACTTTAGACCACTGTGCTATCACAAACAAAGAGGAAATTTCCGCGCAACTTGAAAAATTTTATAAATCGTTTAGAAGTTTTTTACCTTATCAAATTGGCGTTTTTATACCCGCGTGGACACGCTACCATTTAATGCATGATATAGTGTCGAAGATTGATAGAAATGTGCTCTACTGTGATACAGACAGCGCAAAAGTTATCAATCGAGAGGAATGTTTAGACGTAATAAACGGATATAACGAATATGCAAAATATAAAATCGACTTAGCTATAAAACGATATGGTTTAGATTACAAACTACCAGATTTAGGAGTTTTTGACTGGGAAACCGAAGACACTGGTGCATGGTTGAAATTTAAGACTTTTGGCGCGAAGAAATATATATATCAAGATACTGATAACAAATTGTATATGACTGTGTCGGGACTCTCAAAGAAAGCTGTAAACTATCTTTCATCAATTGAAGATTTTGAAATTTTTACAACTTTTGACAAAGATGTGTCGGGGCGGACAATATCGCACCCAACAACAAACGCGATTCCAACTTATGATAATGGTGGAACGTGGATTGAAGATGCCACTTACACACTATCAATATCACCAGAATATGGCGCTTTGATTGGAATAGACGTTTATAGCATTAAACCGACAATAATAACAAAAGAAGGGAAGAAAGAAAACATAGATCTAGATATAAGTAAACGTTTAGAAAAGTTTACGGTAAAAACGAAACACTTATCACCAATAATCTTAGAGAAGATAGGAGAATAATATTATATGGAAATAGAAAACTTGTATATAACAGTAGGTGACGAAACCTACATAAATATTCCATCACTATATACTTTAAACGCTGATGTTTATATTGTGTTTGGTGAACGTTCGGCGGGTAAAACATATTCAGTTTTTAAAGGATTATTTGACGACTATAACGCAACAGGTGCGCAATTCGTTTACATGCGTACACGTGAAGATTATCTTATTCGCGGTAGAGCGTGGGGAGCAGTCGCCAACATAAAGCCGTATGTTGAAAAAACGCTATGGAAAGAAGAAGCAAACCTTAATTATTATAGTGGAGTATATCGCAAACAGGAGTTAGGACGAAATAATAAATGGGTGTATAGTCCTTGTGGATATAGTTCATCAATAGCATCATGGATGAAATATAAGGGTAACGGCTACGATTCAGTTAAAACTATATTTTTAGACGAATTTATCGAAGATGTTGACACAACAACAATCATACCACTTTCAAGAAATGAGTTTTTAAAGGGGTACAGTCAGCAACTTTCAACCATAGTCCGCAGACGAAAAGACGTTAAAATTGTAGCATGTGCAAACAGTATCAACCCCAAAAGCCCTCTGTTTGATTATTACAACATTGATGCACGTAAACTAGAACAGGGAAAAGTTTACATTTTCAATCGTAAGCTTGAGGATGGCGATGCACTGAAAATTTGTGTTCTGTATACCGAACCGCCAAAAAAAGCACACGTGTCAAAACATTTAGCCGTTTATGAGTCCCAAACAAATGACATGACTATAAATGGAGCTTGGCAAGAAGAAGTATACCCCGACATTTTTAATCATTTATCATGGAAGTGGTACGCAGAGTTAACGGTTAAAACCAACCGTGTCTATATAGCAGACTTTGGAATAACAGTAATTTTTCCAGAAAAACAACGTTGTCCAATGGTAATTGTAGACGGTAAATATAAATCAAAAAACAATATACTCACAAATGAGTTATATTTACCGACAACAAGAAAATTGATTGAGTGGATGTTATACTATAAACGAACGTCACAAATCTGTGCCAGCTCAAAAACGGCAAGCGAAAAATTTAATGACTTAATCAAACGTGTACTTATTGACAGAAATTAAATATATGTTAAACTATAGTTAGGGACTACCAGACAGACCGCGAAGAACGGGGTAGTTGTGCAAACTGTCAGCACGGGCGTGGAGACACGCCCACCTTTTTAGAAAGTGAGGTGTTGTGATGGATATTAGTACAGTTACACAAATGATTACAAGTGTTGGCTTTCCAATATGCATGACGTTGATTCTTTGTTACTATATCAAGTATCAGACAGACGTACACAAAGAGGAAACAAAAGAGCTTACAAATGCAATCAATTCCCTTAGGGAAATGATATCGGAAATTAAAACAGAGTTGGAAGGTGGTGTCAAAGAATGACATATTATGAAGTAATTAAAAAGGCGTTATATATGTTTTATCACCGTGATGAATATGCATATTTTTACGGTGCAAAAGGGCAAGTCCTAACCGATGAAGTGATGAACACACTTATCAGTCTCGAACCCGCCTATTTTTCAAAGTATACAACACAGGAGTTAAGTGCTTATAAAGCTTTCTCACGTGGTAAAATCGGACTTGATTGTAGCGGTTTCGTGTCCGCTGTCGTAGGCGTGCAAAATTACAGCACTGGACACTATCATGACGGAGCAGAAAAAACAACACCTCTTTTGGGTACTGAAGGAAATGGTTTGTACTCATCTTTTGGCGGCAAAGGTAGACATGTTGGAATTGACATTGGATATGGTTTCTTTTTACACATGCCAAAAGAGGGACACACAATCGAGTTAGGAAGAATTGCAGAGTATGAGTGGGAACACAGTTTTCATTTTCTAAATATTAACTATGAGGGGGCGAAAGCATGATAGATATAGACAAGATGGTGACAACATTATCAATTCCCGACGGTATGACCGTCGATGAAATGCGACGTATCGTAGTAGATGTTTTAGATATGGCGAAAGCTTCAAATGAAGCTGAGAAAGCAATTGCAACAGAAAACGCAACACTGAAAACGGAAAATGACCGACTCAGCAAACAGAACTTGGAGCTGTTCAACCGTGTGACAACTTCCATTTCACCATCTGCAAAAACGAAGGATGATGACGATGACGAAAAAGAGGAAGTCACAACAGACGACATTTTAAGCTATTATAGCTAATGTATAGAAAGTGAGGTATAAAATTATGGCAAAAACAACAAAACCGCTGACAAGCGCACAGCGCGGAGTGAATCTTTTTAACGATGCGAGAAAAAATTCCTCAAACGAATACATGAGGGCAACAGGCGAAGTTACCGTGGCAACTTCCATTAGTCACGCCATGACGCCAATCGTCAAATATGCTCCATTCATGAATGAATTTTTACACTATGTTGTAAATAAAATTGTCATCCAGTCCGTGGAATCTAAGATGTATACCAATCAGTATGAAATGCTGAAAAAGGAAGGTTTTCCACTCGGAACCGATATGGAAATGAACTACGTCAATCCTGCCATGGGGCGTGATTATGACATTTCTCTTGGAGCAACGCTTTTACAAGTTACAAAACCAGACGTTAAAACTTGTTATTTCCGACAGAATCGTAGACGACAGTTTCCGGTAACAATTCCTCGTGAACTTATGGAAGGTGCATTTACATCATGGGAACAGCTCGATAGTATGGTAACAGGCATGGTAACAAGTCTTTTCAGCGGTAATGAAATCGAGGAAGAAAACCTCATCAAGAAGTTAATCCAGACTTCTGTAAAAAATGGTGTTGTGATCAAGAAAGAAATTGCATGGGACGATAATGACCCTGCAAATTCATCTGTTACATTTATCAAGACAATTCAGAAAATTGCACTTGATATCACTCACGCAAGTAGCAACTTCAACAATTATCAAACGTACGCGACCGCACAGGGAATTGCAGATGCAACACCTGCTATTACATGGACACCATCTGAAAATCTCTATTTGTTTGTAAGAAGTGACGTTTTAGTTAACTGCAACGTTGAGACATTAGCGGGTGCTTTCAACATGAGCAAAGCTGACTTGGTTGGACGTGTGACACCTTTCCCAGACTTCAGCTACTTAGATTTTGAATCTGCAATTGATCCTGCGACAAAGTACTGGAAAACCATTACAGACGATCAGAATATTTTAGCCGTATTAGCGGATGTTAATACTTTCGAGTACCGCGACAACTTAAGTACAAGTGGTGACTTCTACAATGCCGCGGGAATGTATCAGAATCAGTACTTAAACGTTTGGCAGACATACGGCATTAGACCGTGGGGAAATGCAGTTGCAATTTGCAAAAATGCTTAATAGAGGGGGGATTTTATGACAACTGTATACTTGTTTGACTCGCCATTCGACGACAGCGGTAAGCATTTGTTAATCCCAACAGAAAGAAACGCTGAGGGGTTTTTAAAAGAACTTCTCAGCGTTCTTCCATATAAACGCTACGATAATGTAACGTGGGAAAGACAGGGGCAGACGTTTCGTTGTCCTGTTCGAGCAGATGAAATTAAACGCTATAACTACATGGCATATCAAAATGAATCAAGACTTGAATTTGCATATATCATTGATTATCAGTACGTAAACAATAAATTGACATATGTAAATACATCTGTTGACTACTGGTCTACCTACATCGACAAATTCACCTTCCATCCGTCCCCGGTCATGAGACAGCACCCCGCAAGTGACGGGCTTTTTGCAAACTTTTACCCCGAACCCACACAAGTTGACAGGTGGGAAATTGCGCGAACTGAATATGGTTTTTCAAAAGATGATGATGATTCTGTTTACCTTATGACAGCTAATAATACGGACACTTACGAAAACCGTTCTAGTGATTTCTACGCGGCAATTGCAAATTTCGCCATGGGCGACTATGGACAAATCAGCAATTTCTTTTCGTTGGTTAGTGTAAATCCTTGCGAATGTGGCGGTATAGTCCAAAGTAACACAAGTAAGCTGTCAAGAGCACAAGCGTTAGAGGTAGTTAAACGCTATGCAAAGTGTGGTAGACAGGAAGACATAATTGGAGCATATCACGTGCCAAAGTTTTTTGCCACTGACATAAGCGGCGAAAATCTTGATAAGGTTGACAATAGAACAGGAGAGGTTGAGTTGGTGCAATCGTTTGTTGAAAAACCTTTGTGGAATAAGCTTTACACTTCCTCACAATTTAACAAGTTAACAGTCAATTGCGGTGGAAGTGCTAAAGAGTATGATTTTCGTTATTTTGATGAGTCCGCGCTGTTAGCCAAAAAGTTTAAATTCAAGTGGGCGGCTAACCAGTCACAATTAGGCGGTATTGTTATAACACCAGAGCAGTACGGAAACGGAACTAATGGCGACTACTCGCTTGCAAGTAGCACATGGGATAGTGTGCAACTTTCGACTACACAGTTAAACAACAGCGGTGTCATGCGCGATTTTGGTAATTTTGGAGTTGCGTCAATCGGAAATCTTTTTTCACTTGACATTAAAGGTGAGCTACAAGCCGCGGAAACATTTGCGGAAAATTTGGGTGCAAAATTTGAAGAATCAGACCTTACTATTGGCAACCCAACAGGCACAATTGCAATGTATAACGCTCTTTTCCCTATGATTTCAGTAGCATGGTACTACCCGTCTTTGCAAGATATCAAAAAGTTTAACAATTATTTTTGCATGTACGGCTACAACTACAATGGCAGTCTTGCCGACATTGTAATTGATTCTTTACCAATTGTCAACTACGTACACACAAGCGGTGCAATCATCACCGCGGAAAACGCACCGCAAAACGCAATTGCATACATGGCAAATCGCCTTGACAGTGGTGTGTGGTTTTGGCACGGTATCGGAAACTATAAACACACAGACAAAATTCTTGAAAATCATTTTCCAGAAAGTGAGGGTGATTAAATGGCAACATATATTGGAGAAGCGTCAAAAGATGAAAACGGCAATCTTTGGGGCGGCAGAGACGGAGATCAAAACGGACTTGAAGTCCGCGTAACAGGTTGGTTTCCGCAAACTGGAGACGGTAGGCGCTGGGATTGGATTGCACGTATTCGCAACCGTCCAGACGTTGCCCGCGCGATTGCTACGCTTATGATAGAATCATGCGATAATCAAAATGTTGGTTACAATCAACATAGACGGGAAACTTTTACAAATGAGTGTCGAAAAGTGGGTTGGAAACCAAAAGACGTTAAAGTACCTTGTGCAACTGACTGCTCTGCTTTAGTTGCATGTATATTAAATTGTCTCAATATTCTAGTAAGTACAAGTATGAATACATACAACGAACTAGAACAGCTAAAAAATACAGAGCTATTTGACATATTGTATGACAGTAAATACTTGACAACTGGTGATAACTTGCAAGTTGGCGACATTCTACACATGCCTGGTCACACTGCTATAGTTGTGCAAAATTCAGAATCGACACAACCTGTTCCAGAAGAAAAGAAAGAAGATGAACAAGTAGGCGCTCGAATGTGGATAAATTGGCAAGTTTTTGAGTCTGGTAAAGAATATTCTGACACTAGTGGTTGGTATATAAACGGAGATAAGGGTAGAGCATACGGGCGATATCAATTTGATTATCGTTATGGACTAGTGCCTTTTATGCAATTTTGTATACAGCACTATCCTACTCTTTTTAGTGGTTTTCAACCATACATTGATTTGGGTGTAGGTAATGAGCAACTTGTTAGCAATAGCGGACTGAAACAATTATTCATGGACTACACAACCAACCACTTAGCAGAATTTTCAAAAATGCAAAATTGGGCGATGTTTAATAACTATTACAGTTTGATTAGAAGTGAGATACAAAAACATTTAGGCTATGACGTTTCAAACGTTGGAGCGTATGCCGTGGGAACCGCCGCAAGTATTGCAATTCGTGATAGTGGATATTGGGACGCTGTGAAAGATATCTTCACGGGAACAACAGGAAAAGAGACAGAAAGTGATTGGATAAAATTGGTCATGGCACGTCAAAACGCTAAAACGGGTGCAAATGACGGCAATCGTTGGACAACTACACAGTACAACCGCGTCTTTGCAGACATGGCGGCGCAAACAGGCGTTATTCAAATTGGCGAAGGTACAATTTCAGACTCAGACTCAAAAGCCCCCGTCAATCCGGCTGGTGGAAATGCGGGAAGTGCAACAGGTAGCGGTACAACTGAGGTTGTGCAACCAACAACACCGCCCCCACCAATAGGGGGAATTGATGCTAGAAGTATGTTTTGCCCTTATTGGTCTTTAAAATACTTCGCGAATGTTTTGCCACTGAAAATTGATCATTGACAATGACGGTCAATATGGTAAAATGAGGGTGGAAGGCTGAGGGGTGTGGGGTGAGGGTGAATGATAAATGCACCAATTTCCGTGTATAATTTAGAAAGTGAGGTGTTGTGATTTGAAAAGAAATACCAAAAATCAGAATACACAGACAGAAAACCTTTTAACTATCGGTCTGTATTATACTTTTTTGCGTAGGATTGCTGTTGACGCTTGGACTTTTGAGGGGTTGCCATTTGATGACGATGACGTTTACCGACATGCAAATAACATTCTCAATGAAAATTTTGTACTTGGTAAGTTAGGGGGACTCTGGAAAGAAGATGGATTTTATGTTGTCGGAGATTGCACAACATCAAGTACTAAGACGTGGTATGGCGGTGCAACAAAGTATCAATGTAAGACGTTCGTGAAAACGGTTAGTAAAGACTTGAGCGAAGTTGCTACATTGACGGCTAGCTTGTCACCGTTCACCGACTATGACATTGTTTCTATTGATGGTCTGTGTCAACATTATGCCGCGTTACTGTACGAATGTGACAGGTGTATAAATGTGAATTTAAAGGCACAGAATACACCCGCCATTCTTAATGCGCCAGATGGACAGGAGCTAACGTTTGCCAATCTGTATGAAGAAATTGCAGGGCATAAACCAGTTGTTTATACGAGAGATATGTCACCTTTGAAAAGTCAGTATGACGATATACGTCAAATTGTATATCAGACACCCGCGCCATTTGTTGCGGGAAATGTAGAACAACTGAAATCTATGCTAATGTCGGACTTTATGTTTATGTTGGGTGTTAACGGACGAACACAGTCGAAAGTTGCACAGGTTTCAAGCCTTGAAGTGATGCAAGACGCGCCAACACTTATGGTTTTAAGAAATTCTTATGAACAGGCGAGACAAAATTTCTGTGACCAATGCAACAAGAAATTTGGCTTGAATGTTAAGGCTACGTTTAATGATTCAAATATTGGTGATGTTGGACTGCTAGACCAATTTTCAGTTATGGACACCAACAGGGATACCGTAAAAGCTGTAAAGAATGTTGGTTTAGAATCTCAAGAAAAGGGGGCTGATGAAGATGACAATTCCAATGATTGATACTAACTTTGTAGATAATGACAAGTATTGGTATGATGTGGGGGCGAGTTATACGCTCCATGTGTATGACATTTTGCAGAATGCACAGATTGGAAATGACAGGAAATCGAACAAAAGCTTGTTTGACAATTACGATTTTGCGGCTTTTGGGCTTGATGTTTATCCGCTTTTCAGTGAGGAGTTTAGAAAGTCAATTAACGACATGATCATAAGACATTTTCTGGAATGGGAAATTGGTTATGAGACAGACTTTCTTTTCCGTGAGCACATGCGAGGTGATATGGCGCGAATTATGCCAGAATTAAACATCAAGCTAAAGGCACGGTCTGAAGCGTATAACGCAAAGAATATGTTTGAAACGGACAACAGCAAAAACATTCATACTTCCGATGATTGGCACAAGTTTCTTGACACACCGCAAGGGCAAACGGATTTACTCGATGACAACTATCTGACAAATGTATCAAAAAATCATGTGGATGATAGCACAACTCACACGGGGTCAAGCGGAACAGCCGCGTCTAATGCACAGAGCTACACGACAGCGGTTTGGGATTTTGAGACGGAAATTTGTGATAAACTGAAACACAATTTTTTGGGGCTTTTTAGGTGATTGACGAAAGCGGAACTTGTGTTATAATGTGAGTAGAATTATGAAAGTGAGGTGTAACTATGGCAAATATACCTATTATCAACCCGCCCGACAAAGAGCATTTGGGCTTTTGTTGGCATCATCAATTTACAATTCCTTTGCTTTTTGATGATTGTTTGTCACTTCTACAAAAGGTATGTGCTTTGTGGGCGAAATTGAATGACGTTATTGACGCTTTGAATGAATTTAACAATGAATTTAATGTGTGGGCAAAAAGTGTAGAAGAATCTTTAAAAGATTTGTATGCAAAGTATCAAGCCCTTGATACTAGAGTGACGAATATTGAAAATGAGTTGGAGTCTATCCAAACCGAATTGACTAATATAAAAAATGACATTTCAAATATTGAGCAACGTTTAGACAATGTTGAAAACAGATTAACGACTGTTGAAGGTGATATTACAAATATACGTCAATCAATTTCTAATATTAACAGCTCTATTACTCAGATTCGAGCTGACATGTCAGCGTTAGAGGCAAGGGTGAAAAAGTTGGAAGATTTGTTGAAGAATCTTAATATCATTCCACCAATTGATATTTATAATGCGACAGATGAGGAATTTAAAAATGGACTCTGGCAGAATTGGTGGCAATGGTTGAAATTCCAATTAGACTTTCAATCGGGGGCGCCCGTTTCAAAATGGGAATATTCTGCTAATGTTGTGTGGTGGGACACTTCAACACACCTTCCGCGCTATTTTCAGTTAGGGCGAATTTCACAGCCGCTTACTTTATGCAAGTTACCATTTATCGCAGTGTGTAAAGGCGTTTTCGACCACGTTCCCACATCTGCCGAATTGAAATCTGTCTCGCCTTATTACAAATTTGGTAGTTTTACTCCAAAAATTGGTTTTTTTGATTTTGAGTTGTCCGCCCCATTTGGATTCGTTATGGATGAAATCAAATTTCAAACATCCTATATACCATTTTTACCAGACCAAAGCCGACTTTTTGACTACGATCATTCATCAAGTTTTCGTTACTGTCAAAATATCAACTGCGGTGTACGTTTGCAAGTACCCAGCACGGGCACAAGTGCAAAATTATCCGTTTCCACAAACTATATTACATGTGGTGTATGCCCCGACAGTGCAACTATAACAGATGCTACTAAATGGGATCTCTATATATATATGATTGCTGAAAATGGATAATTTTAGAAAGAGAGGTGTAATTATATGGATTTATTGAAATATCTTGAACCTATGAAAGATATTCCAGAACGTTTTTCTAATCTTGCGTTCTGGAGAGGGGTGAGAAAGCTAAGGGATGAGGTTGTTAATGCTTTGGAGTATGTTGATAGTTGGGGGGAGAATGTTGAGAGTAAGCTTGCGAATGTAAAAAATGTTGACTACACTAAAACAAAATATATCGCGTGTTCCTATCGTAAACAACCATTGCCTAAATCTCTATATGAAGTTTCTGGGGACTGCATTGTTGTCCGTATGGTATCTGGTATCATAGTCCCCGAACTGCCTTCTGATTTCGGTGCTGTTGCATATGGTACTTGTGATGTCTCAGCAACTATTGACAACTCTCAAGTTAGGAACACATGTCAAGCCTTGCCTATGTTTCAACATGTGGGAAGTGACGTGCGAATGCAATTAAACAATTTTGCAACATATTTTAATACTAGTGATGGTAGCATCCCAGCTTCTACAACATTATATGTTGATAATACTTATTTGTATTACTATCCTACTAAATGAGGAAGCCGCCCGAATGGGCGGCTTTTTTTATTATTTGTTGGGGAAGGTGATTTCAAGAAGATAGCTAAGGGATGTTAAGACAAATGACATGCTTATAAGCTCTTTTGAAGTTTCAACCTTTTGGACTTCTTGAAAAAATGATGCAATCATTCGTTTTGCTGTTTTGTCCTTGCTATATTTGCCAACTAATTCTGAGATTTCATCATACATCTGGTATTTCTGTTTTGTGGTTAATGCATCCATGGTCAATCCTCACTTTCTATACACACGCTCAATACATGTTATTACATGTCTTCCGTGACACATTGCGATAAATTCACGTCTTGCGTGGTATTCGTCACTTGCCAATATTGTGATATATTCAATTTTGTCTACATCAAGGTTGTGGTATTCCAGAAGAAATTCATTCAAGTTTCGCATTTTATTCATCCTCTCTTTTTACTCAGTATTCAATTGTCGGGCGTTTGCTGATTCCATATAAATTCATATTTCCTTCTTTCTCTCCGTATAGCCGATAAGACAGCTATAATTCTATGATCTTCATACTCTGCTTTTATTGTATCTGCGAGATTCATGGTGTCCTGTTGCATCCTCGCAACTTGAAGCCCACACACCGCTTTCCACATTTTGCATTGATAACTTTACTTCTATGTATTTCCACATTGCATAGGATATTTTATCCTCAGCATACAACATATTTTTTCTTCTAGTATATCGAATGAAACATGTATCATATGTATCTTGTGTCTTGCATTTTCGCAAGTATGAAAGTGTTTGTTCTAAGTCTCTATAGGCGGTTAAATATATCTGTCGCTTTTTATCTAGCATGTCAAAATCAAGGTTAGCGAGAGTGTTTAAGCTAACGTGATGCCATTCTGGCTTAATGATTGCTTCATATCGTTTCCATGTTTCCGCGCACCACTTTTCACCGCAACAACGATTCCCTTGCCTGTCTGCCGGACAACCATAATAACCGTTATTGTACATTTTACATTTATGTGCAATTGTATTTCCATATCGTTGTGTTAGTAATTCTTCCATATACAATACTGTTTCCATACAATGACTATTTATGCTCACATGTGGTACTAAACTATGTGTGTCCATAAGATATTTAATTCTGTCGTGCTCGGTTGAATTTCTCATAATTGATATCTCCTTTCTTTGTTGAAGCATTATCCTCTTTCTGATTATATTATAGCAAATATCAGAATATATACAATGATATAATTTAACCTCTTATCAGAAGATTTCTTGATCTTTTATAGTTCATAGTTTGTTAATATTCGTTACATAATTTGTTCACACTTTTCACACGTTACCACTTTAACGCGGTGAAGTTTAACACTTTAACGTGTCTAAAGTGTCAGACCTGTTGTTCTAAAATTTCGGCAACGGGTGGTGATCCAGATA